CGCGTTCGCAGTGGCCGGGGTCGCGCTGCCAGAAGAATGCCGCATCGATGATGCGCTCTCCCTTGCGGCGTTGCCGGTGCATCCGCGCGCTAACGCTCTCGTTCGGTCCGGTGTCCGTCAGATCGCGCGCCGTCATGACGTTGGCAAGCTGCGACAGTGCAGAGCCGATCATGTGGACGCGTTGCATCATGGCCACCGCGCATCTGCGGCGTAGTCTGCCGGGATTGGATCAAGTGCCTTAATTGCGCGGCCCGCGAAGACGTGTGCCGATTGGTTTGTTGCCGCAGCATTGCCGAACGCAAAACAAGTCTGCGCGTCCATCGTGGTCAGCGTGTCGTCGGCAGCAATCCACATGAAGTCCTCCGTGCCTCCGTGCCACCGCAGATTTCCGACCAGCGCGCCTGCGCCCATAGCAAACCCCGCAAGTGTTGCCGCGCCGGTGATCCGCGCAAGGCTTGCCGTGTCGCAGTCGTAGTCTTTGCCCGCGAAGGCGAAGGTTGTGCCTAGGCGGCGGTCGCGCTCGGCGTTTACGGCTGTTGAGGTCGGGGCGGAAGGTGCTCGTTCAGCGTTAAACGCAGCTTCATCAACCTCGTATGTCGTGCCGTCTGATCTCTGAATTGTTAATTTACTCATCCGAGTGTCACTCCATAAAGTTGATACTGCCCAGAAGCGATATTACCTGAACGAAAGAACAGGCGAACAGCGTCAACCTCTGCTGTCGACACTCTGGCACCCCCGCCAATAGCTTGTGTAAATTGAAGGCTAGGCGCGAACCAGAGAGAATTAACAGCTACCACTGTTCTTGATGTCTCGGCTGGCTGCAATATTCTGATTTCGCCAGAAACTCCGTAGTTAGCGCCGCTTCTCACTCCATCTTGCTGGGAAGTACCTGCTACAATTATTTCTGCGCTCGTGACACTATTAATTCCAACCGCTCCGGAGGAACCGGCGGCGCCGCGCACAATCGACAATACATAATCAGAATTACCGCCATCAAATGTGCTACCCCCATCTGTGGATGTTCGCAAATGGAACGCCACATTATTCTGGACGGGCTCAAACCCCCAGAACTTGATAACGTATTCGTCATATCCGCCCGTCAGCAGAATGTCTGTTGCCGCGACGGCGGAAAGAGTTTGCTTTGTGCCAATAGGAATAAGACCTTGCGCAAGTTTCGTAATAGCCTGTGCCGTCCGCAACGGCGACATGTATTGTGCATTATTGGTTCCAACCTCTGCAACAGATTGCGAAGCAATAGGGACAAGCACCGCAATGGCCTGCGCAGTCCGCAACGGCGACATGGATTGTGCATTGTTGGTGCCAGCCTCGGCGACAGACTTGGAAGCCAGCTCCCGTGCGGTAATTACCACCCAGTTGGTCGCATCTGCACTCGGGTCCGTGGCAACGCTTGAGTGTGTGGTTTTTGCTCGGTAAGTCTTGAAATCGACAGGCGAAAAAGTAAGGTCGCCCATTGAGTAAGATGCGCCGGACACCCAAGCTGAAACAGCTTCGGCAGCTGTCGCCGCGCTGGACGCTGCCGCGCTTGCAGATGCCGCCGCCGAGGCAGCCTGCGCCTGTGCAATGGCCGCCTGTGCCGTTGCATCCGTGACAGCCTGCTGAGAGTTGCTAACTGCGCCCTCATAAAACGGTATTGAATCCGCCAAAACATTGCGGAACGCCCGTTCCCAAACAAGCGCCGCGTCATTATCTTGGGAAAATGTGGCAGGGACGGCGCGCGATGCCAGTGGAACCGGGGCGGCGGGGAATATGGGTGCGGTCATTAGACAAGGCTCCTGATGTCTATGTCGAGGAATGTCTTTCCTGCATATTGGTACAGGAAATTGTAGCTGCTGTAAAACCCAAGATAAACAAGCTCGTTATCTCTGTCCTTGGTATCAAAGGCCCACACTGTCGGGATGCCTCGTTGATCGGCCAGCCGCCGCTCAAGATATGTCACGCGGAATGTATCGACCGCAATCGCTGGCGTGGCGGTGCGTGAGTAGCCCCGAATGACTGGTGTCGTGCGTCCGAACTCATCTTCGTTCAAGCGCGTGAAATCGTTGATGCCAAGTGGTACTTGGTCCAGCGTTGATCCAATAACCTCAAAGTATCCAAGCGATATCTGCCCCACACTGGCTGTTCCGCCGGGTGCGTTCACCGTGATGCTGATCGCCGCGCTTGCATATGGCGGTAGATCCGTGATGCAGATGTTCGACATTGTGACAATCGGGGAGAAGAAGTAACTGTAGGCGTCAATAACGCCCGTGTTGTCCACTAAGGGAAATGTCTTGTTATACACCTCTCCCTCTGTCGGGTCGGTGACGACAATCGTCAAATCAGTTGCAGGCCCCATATTGAACAGCGAAACCGAATTGGTAATCACCCCCGGCGTGATAACCCAAGTTGCGCTTTCTGCCCGTGTTGACTGGTCCTGAATTGAGCCGTCAAAAACTGCCCACCGATTGGTGGCAAGCTGCGCCACCCAAAACAGCGAACCCACCGCTTCAGGATCGTTACCGGTGTTGGATGCTTGCAAGCTCTCATAATTGACGTGATTTTTTGAGACCGTATCGCCCAAGGCATAAGTCGAGCCGACCAGCCAAGCCGCACCATCACCCGCGCCAGTGTCGGGCTCCGAGATAGTCGAGCTTGTCAGGCGCGCGTCATTGATCGTCAGAACCGGGATGATCTTGGCTGTCATGCGACCTCCGTCTTGACGATTTCACCCGGTGCCGTACCGGGCATGCCGATATTGTCATGTTTTTCAGTGATCAGCGCGATCTTATTTGTGTTGCGCGCCGTGCTGATATTTACCTGCTTCAACTCTGCAACCTCGGCCCGCAAATTGCGCAACTCTGAAACCATTTCCGACGTGTCGAAAAGGGAGCGGTTATTGCTGACGATCTGCGAGGGGCCTGTATATTCCAGCTCAGGCCCACGCTCGCCCACAACGCGCCACCCACCGTCGTGCATACCGCCCAAAGCAAAGCCTGGAGTACCCATGGCCTCCGGTGATGTTGCTATTTGCGCCTGCACCTCGGCAAGCGACAGCGTGCCGCTGTTTATCAACCCTTGGAAGAAATCAAAACCCTCCCGATCCGCTTCCCGGCCCAAAACGTCACGGTATATTTGGCCAAGCACACTGTTGTCTTGGCCAAAGGTGAGGCCTGATGTCTGCGACACGCCACCGCCGCCGCCAGATGCACCGCCGCCACCGCCAGACGCCACTCCCGCCGCCGCTTGAAACGCCTCGATCGCATCGGCCAGTGACAGGATGCTGTCAGATAGCCCAAGCAGCCCATCAAGCTGTTGCTGTAGCATATCAAGAGCCGCGTCCGACTGCGCCTGCATGTCCTCGATTTGACGCTCAAGCAGGCTCACCGCCTGCTCATCGGCGCTAAGTTGGATGCCCGCCGTTCTGTCAAGTTGCGCGATGACGGCAGACGTCCGCATAAAGTCGCGGCGGTAGTCCTCCAACGAACTGAAAGTATCGGCAGATGGATCAGCCACCGCGCTCAGGGCCGCATTCAGCGCATCCACATCGTTGATCTGCGACAGGCCCAGAAGCGACCGCAGGTATCCCGCCGCCGCGTCTTGGGATTGCCGCTGCGCCTCCACGCTCGGGAATATCCGGTCGCGCAGCGCGCTAGACAGCGCATCGGCAATGGCCTTCGAATTTGCCAGCCGGTCACGCGCGCCGGTCAATTCATCCTGCAATCCTTGGATGGACGCCGCGAATGAATCTCGGGTGTCAGACATTTCCCGCTCGAACGTCGCGCGAAGATCGGATGTAGCCGCAGCAAGATCCGCGTCGAGTGCGGCCCGCGCCGCATCATCTAGCGACTGCTGCCCGTTTAGCACCGCAGCGAATGCCGGGGTGATCTGCATCAGCGCCGCGGCACGTTCCATTTGCCCCGTCGCGGCCATCTGCTCGACAAGCGCCCGCACGCCCGCAATCGTTCCCGGCATCACTAAACCAAGGCTGGCAAATGCTTCACGAAGAGCCTTGTTCGCATGCGCCAGCTGCTCCGCCTGAGAATAGGCTAGCGCGTAGTAATCGGTTGTGATCTTGGCAAACGCCTCAAACCCGCCGAACGTATCCACCATGTTCCGAGCCAGCGCGCCGCCTTCAAGTGTCATGGCAAACTGCCCGAACACACTGCCAAGCATGGCAAAAGCCGGATTTACGAGCTGCAACGCCGCGACCATATTGGACAGCGTAAATGAAGCGGTTTCCCCCTCGCGTGTCAGCTCTGCCAGGCCGGGGATCATGGCCGCAAACTCATCAGCGAAACCGGACAGGGCGGCGGTTACTGCCGCGTTTGCAGCCGCTTCGTCCATGCCTTTTGTGCTGACACTGATCGACGCGGCGAAATTGTCAAAGACCTCCGCTCCAACCCCAAGCGCAGCGGCAGCACCAATGACGCCCATCTGAATATCTTGGATGACCTTTTCCAATGGACCCGCAACAGCCGCGTCCAGTTCAGAAAAGCTGGTGCGAACTTTTTTTGACAGCCCAAAAAACCTTCTGGTTTCGGTTGTCCGAAAGGTTTCGATGAGCGAGTCCATACCTGTGGTCGTGACGCGAATGCCGCCGTCCAACTCCCTAACTCTCTTGCGGAAGAAGCTGAACGCTAGGGCGACTGCGCCAAGGATTGGAAGTGCGGCCCCAAGCGTACTTGCGAAGGTGGCAACGCCAGCGGTACCAGCCGCCGCCGCGTTTGCGCCAACGCTGAAAACATTTGCCAGCCCACCAGACAGCGCATTGCCAAGCCCGCCCAGCAGCCCTGTGCCGCCGCCCAAGCCGCCCAAGCCCAAAATGCCGCCGTTACTGCCAAAGCTACCCAACAGCCCGCCTAGAATGCCGCCACCGCCTCCTCCTCCGGGTATCAGGGCGCTCAGAATGCCACCCCCGGCGGGGGCTCCCGCCTCGCCCGCCACAGCGGCACCAGCGCCGCCGCCAGTAATACCGAACAGCGGCATGATGATCTTGTTGCGGGCGAACATGCTAACAACCTGCGACAGAGTTTGTCGCAGGGTGTCAACGATTGACCCCATGAACCCTTTCCAGTCCCTAAAGCCACCCGCCACAAAGTCACCGAACGCATCCGATACGCTGCCGATCCCGCGCAACAGCGATCCGCCAAACTCGCGGCCCATTTCAACGGCAGATTGCGTGCCGTCTTGAAGCGCCGCGCCCATGCCCTGCGCAAACGTGGTCAGTTCTTCGATTGCAGCTGCAGCCTTGCCAGCGGACCCGCCGCCAGTGCCGCCGCCGATATCTTCCAGCGCCGCATTCATCGCCTCTGCTTCGGCGGTCGCGCCTTCAGTAGCAGTCTCGCTTTCTGCCATTTCGTCCCGCAGTGCCTGCAAACTTTCCAGAGGCGCAGAAAAGCCCTCTTTTGCGGCATTTGCTGCGGCTGTAGATGCGGCTGCTAAATTTTCGGCAGCAACTTGAGCACTCCGGAGCTCTTGGGTTATGACTGCGCTTGCGCCTTGCAGGCTTGTTCCGAATAGGCTGTTGAGGCCGTCGGCAACTGTCCAAGTAAACTCTATAAACGCGCCCGCCATTTTGTTAATAGCGCCGATAAAGAATGCTTGAGCGCTGGCGGACATTGCGGCGATAGATTCCGCTACAAAATCAACTCCAAGTCCGATGCGCTCCCATACCTCAAGAGCCACGTCTTTTAGAATGCCAAGCGCCTCGCCAAACCCCCCCGCCGCTTTGACCAGCCGCCCGAACATTGCGACCAGATACCCCGCCCCGACCACAAGCGCCCCGATGCCAGTGCTTATCAGTGCCGTCTTGAGGATTGCTAATGCGCCAGTCAGGGAAAAGCTGGCAATCGCAGCCGCGCCCATCGCCACGACGTAAGGCCCGGCAAAGACCGCAGCGGCAATGCCCGCGCTATATCCGATAACGTCAATATTTTCCACTACGGCTGTGATCACCGGCAACAGCATGGCCAGCGCGTTTATACCCATTTGAGCCGCTGCAAATAGCGCCGTGCCGATAGATTGCACCGCCGCGAAGAAAGCCGGGTTTGCCACTGCCGCCGTCAGACTTTCGATTGAAAGCCTCAGCGCCTCTGTCCCCGGCCCGGACAACTCAAACAAGTCGCCAAAGGCGTTGCGCAAGGACGCCAGCGCACCCCCCAGAACGTCCCGCGCCGCCTCTGCCGACCCCCCGAAATTTGCTTCAAGTTCCTTTAGAATGATCGCCTGCGCTCCGATTATATCGTTGGCCGCGACCATTTCCTTAGCCATTTCCATTTGAACGTCAGTAAAGGTCACGCCAGACCTTGACAGGGCAGTCATACCTTTAACCGGGTCGTTCAGCGCCTTGCCAACTTGCTGCGCCGCTGATTGCAAGTCTTGTCCCAAAGCCTGAGACATATCTAAAACGGCCACTGTCGCAGCGTCGAATTGGTCGCCCTTTATTTCTCTAAAGGTCAGCAGCACGCCTTGCATGGCGTTGATGGTTTCGTCACCGAAATTTGTAATCTTTTGCAGCGCCGCCGCATGTTCGTTCAGTTGCGCAACCGTTCGACCAGCCGCGCCGCCAGTTGACGCAATGGCCGCGCCAAGCTGCGCCTGTGCAGCCTCGGCTGTTACGGTTGCGTCAATGAATCGGTTGAGCATCGCGCCAGCCGCCAATGCAGCCGCCAATGCGGCCGCTGCTGCAGCCGCCGCGGCCATCTTGATGGACATACCACCGATCGCACCTGTCGCGGCTGTAGCCGACCGCCCAGCTCCGTCACCGGATCGTGCGAACCGGTCCAGATCACCGCTGGCCGTCCGCACGTCCCGGCTGTCTACACGAAGACCAACAGATGCCATATCCATCATGTGATAGGCTCCCTATCCACAGGCGCGATGCTGAACGCGCTTTTACCCTCTTGCAGCCCGGTAGCGAACGCCATGCTCATACGCCGCAACATAGACGCTTCCCATGCCTCTGTCACGGCCCCTGTCATGTCGGCGTATGCCTTCAGGTCCGTCCAATCCAGCGCCACGCGGTTGCCCATCACGTCCGACTTTACCGGCCCCGCCTCAAACAATGCCTCAAGCAAATACCTGCACGCATCAATCGGGACAAAAGGCGGCACACGGCCCATGTCCTGATACTGTCTTGCGCGTGAAATCATAGGTCGTCCGTCCTTGTGTTCAACCGCGCTCGACAGCCATCCGGCTTGGTGTGCCGCCAGTGTCAGCCAGTCGGCTGTCTGCCCAAAAAACCACGCTGGTTCTCCGCAGCTTTAATAACCTGCCCGGCGTATGTCATGCCGACAATTTCAAATTTCGGCACCGTCACATCGTTGCCGTCATCATCTTTCATTGTATTCATAACAGGTTTGCCCGCGTCGTCTTTTGCAACCTGCATATCGGGGAACGTCATGTCCAGAACGGCGCGGATTTGCTCCGGCGTCATGACTGGATCGACGCCGATCGTCATGTTCCGCGCCTCGATGATGTATTTCATCGCCGCGTCGATCTGTGTAGCGTGCATTTTTTCCAGCGCGGCTTGCGCAACTTCATCGTCGGTCTGGCCCGCTTTTTTCGCCTGCTTTGCGGCAAGTGCGGCCTCGGCAAATCGCATCTGGACGGATCGGGCCGCAATGCCTCGCACCAGAAAGCCGGGTGCCTTCGGGCCGGGGCCGATTGGGTCGCCGGTGTATTGGTCGCACAACGGCACAAAAACGCCATCTTCTTGCTTCTGCCGGGAATTTAGGGTGTTCATGTCCATGGTCAAATCCTTGGGTTGCGGTTGATAGTGGGGGCGCGGGTCAACCAGGCCACACGCCCCCGTCCTGCCGGAGCAGGATTAGGCTGGCTCGGTTGCCGCAATCGTCGGCGCGTTTTGCCGGAATCCGACTGTGAAGCCCTCATAAGACGCGTTATCACCTTGATTGGGCTGGTGACTGTGTGCAATGCCCTGAGCGTAAAGAACCGGATCGCCAGTAACAGGGGCTTGCGCAACGCCGGACCCGTCCACGATCTTGATGGACAGAATACCCGCTTGGCTATCGGCAGAGTTCTTGACGTCCTCTTGCCCGGCGTCAGTCGCCACATTTCGGAATGTGGCAGTGGTGTCCACGCCTTGCCCTGCACCCTTGACTGCGCTGGTGAACCCGGTTTGCAGGTCCGGCACGTCGATCATGGAATGTGTCAGGCCGAGTTGCGGCAGTGTGATCAGGCCGTTCACCTTGACCCATTCCAGGGACTCAAAAGCGGCGGAGGTGTTTGTCGTTGGATACGCCTCCGCAACGTAAAGGGTTTGGCCGATAAAGTTCTGTGTCATTTGTCGTTGCCTCCTTGGGCTGGGGTTTCAGTCTTGCGCTGCCAACCATTGGCCAGCCATTCGTGAGCGTCGGTTTCAAAAGGTGTGGCAATCACGCCGAGTTTGCCGTTGAGCGGATTGCCGTTAATCAAAACGACCTTGATGGGTTTGGTTTTCTTCATTCCTTACTCCTGAGCCTGATATCTGATATGAACGTTGGTCCGAAAATAAGCACCATCCATTGCACCATCGTCTGCGTAGCCAACTGCCATTACCTGAACCTGACCATCTCCTGCCGTGAGTATCATATTCGGAGGGAATTGGTCAATAATGCGCTGCGCTTGGACATTTGACTCATTCTCAAACGTCCCATCCTGCACCATGACAGCCACGACAAGACGGCCCTCGTAGATGTGCCAAGTGTCCAGTCCCATACGCACGGGCGGACTTTTTACAAAATACGCCAACCAGAACGGGGGCTCAGGCGTGACGTATGCCTGTGCTGCATTATCCCAGACGCCTCTTGCATTGCCACCCCAGACGATAGGCGGTGCGGATGCTGTTCCATCAAGGTGCGTGCGCAGGGCGTTTTCAATGTCTGCGCCGGTCATCCTACGCGCGCCTTCGCCTTGGCGGTGGATGACAGCACGATCGCGGGCCACTGATCGACGGCACCCTCGACAAAGTGCGCGCCGGGTCGGCCATTGTTGCCGTTGTTCACCGCGGCGGCATACTCAGCCGTCCAGGTGAAGGTCGCCACGTCGCCGCCCTTCATACCCGCCGCCGCCATGATGTATGATTCCGCGCCCTGCCCAGATGCCCCGCCAGATACTGAAGATAACAGGCTGTTGCGAAGGTTGCCCGTGTCGACCGGCATTTTCCCGCCCTTGGCCTTTGTCACCTGTGCCACGGCCACGACAGATTGTGTTGCGTCCTTCAGCACAGCGTCGATCCGGCGCTCGGTCTTTTTGGTCCACTGGTCCAAAGTTGCAAAAGTGTATCGTGCTGTCATGTCAACCTCGCGAAAAAGTCGATCTGCGGCTCCATGTAACACCTGCAATTCACGGTTTCCCCAGCCGGTGCGCCCATAGATGTGTCGCCGGGATACATCATTTGAAACCCACCAACCGTGAACGGCACGCCCTGCGCCGCTACCTGCCCGTCTGCCGCTGCGTGCGTCTCGCGCGTGCGGCCGTCGCCCGTGCTGTCCCAAGCCCTAACGACGTCCTGCGCTTGGACATCGTTGTTCGGGTTCTCGATCAGTTGTTCCAGCGCCTCCTGCCGTCCAGCATTCA